CAACGGCTTCCTTCATATCCTCGCCGCTGTCACCGCCTATCAGATCAACCCCATCAAGCCAGATGTCGTTTTTTACTCTTCATGCCACCCAGACTTGTTGGCCACATAAAACTCGTTATCGGGGTTAGTTACTCCAGGTCGCATTATCCGGCGAATGCTCCAGCGTGGTTTGAACGCTGGTTGTGGTGGGAGCGCCACTTTCGGCGCCGACTACCTGATGCAGCACGCAGGATTGCGGCATGTTGTGAAGAGCGCGGTCAATGCTGGCGCCATTGATCGTACCGGCAGAAGCGCTTTCAGGAAAAACGCTGGTGACCGGCACGATATAGGAGCCGACATTATGAACATGAGCAAAAGACATGGTTTTTCTCCAAGGTTAGGTGGTTGATTAAACGGTGGTTTATTGAACGGCAGGCGCCCAACGAACGAACTGCAGCACGGCGCAACCGGAGTCGTGACGCAGCTGGAAGTCGTGTTCGGCGATGGCGCGGATCAATGTCTGGTCGTACTGGAAGGCCGACACCGTATTGCCATTGGCGTCGGTGTAGGTACCTTCCCGAGACACGGCCAATTCCAGACTCATTGAATCGAGGATCATGGTTTCGTTCATTTCCGCGAGGATGATGAACGAACAATCCTTGTTCGTGCCGGTCGGATCCCAGATGTTGGTCGGGATCTGCGTGGTTTTCTTGAACGGATAGCCATACAGCGTGCCTTTCGACAATTCATCGCGGAAGACATAGAGGCCAAGACTGTTCAGCAAACCGAACAGATAGTTGTAGGTTCGCGGATGCATGAACCACACACGGCGTTTATCGTTCACGTTGGCGGTATCCAATCGGTTGATCAGACCCGTCAGTTCATTGACGACCGTGGTTTCGGTGTAGGTCTCATTCGATGTGATGAAGTTACCACCGTTCTGACCGAGCAGCGGATTGCCTGCCGAGCCATTAACCGCCGCCGTCGAGTCAGCGGTCGTACTCCACACACCCGCCGTGCCACCCTGGGAGGTAGCCCACAAATTGGCAAAGCCGGTGAAGCCCATGGGAGCTGCCTGCGTGCCATCACCCAGCAAGAAGGCCAGATCTTCACGGAGTGCGATCACTTCAACGAGATCATCACGCACCATGGCATCAATGGCCGGGTCGGCGTAACGCATCAGATCATTCGAGATCGGCACCAGCGCCGTCAGTTTCTTGAAGCTGGCAACGATCTGTTTCAACGACTGCTGCGACGATGCAATCTGCGATCCTTCCGATCCGTAAGTGGCGGTTGCAGGGCTTGCCTGACCGGGTAAGGTCATCGTGCCACGCGGCATTGGGATGACACGCGGATTGGATCCACGCACCACCGCCGCCGGACGCAGCAGTTCGATAATCTCGTTCATGTAATCAGGCGGAACGATAAAACCACCGGCAGGGCCAGTCGATGCCACCAGAGCGCGGGTCACCGGATGGCTTTCACCATAGACTTCCATCGACGCTTGCCGCGCACTAAACAGATTGCCACCGCCATACGCCATCATTTTGGCCGCAGCACCGATGACGAGGCTGCGTTCCTTGACGTATTTATCGGTTTCGACCTTGGCTGCCGGTTTGTTTTCCGGTGTTTCTTGTCCGGCAACGGGCTGCGCGGTGCTTGCCGACAATGCCTGCGCTTCCTTGGCGCGGACAAGTTGGGCATCAAGATCCGTGACGGCGCGTTTCTTGGTCTCATACTCGGCCAGTTCGGCTTCGCTGAGGGTCGATTTTTCGGCCAGCGTTTTGAATTCATCAAAGGCGCGGGCGCGTTGGGCTACAAGTTCTGCGATTTTAGTCATAGTTGGGCTCCATCTAGAGGGAAAGGCCGTCATCACGACGGTCTATGCGCCTTGCCAAAGGGCTTTTCGGGCATCGACAGACACAACTTAAGTGCCTGTCGAAAAGTCAGTCTTTCCGCGACAAGGCTCGAAGTTCGGCTTTGCGGCGGCGAAGGTCAGCGCTGCGTTGATCTTCATCATTGCCGTCACCGGCAGATGTTTCAGTGTCATCTTCTTCGTCATCATCGGCGGGCGCAGGCTTGGTGTTTTTCAAAGCCGTGCGCAGGCAGCGTTGGCAAGCTTTTAACGAACGACCAAGCGCACGGTGCGTATCACTGGCATCCTCATGTAGATCAGCGAGATCGGCGCGCATGCTTTCGTCGCCGTCATCACGTTGCTCCTGAATATTATCCATTTGATCGCCGAGCGCCTTGTGGCGTTCCATGGCGCGTTCAAGATGATCTTGGGCATCATCGATTTGCTTCTTGGTGGCGGCAGATAGTTTTTTGCCTGCCCGTGTTTGGGTATTCGTCATGGTCTTGTTCTCCTGTTGTTGAGTTCTGGCAGTCACCGCCGCGCCAGGGTCGGCTGGTACCGAGCAGAAAGAGCATTCGAGCAATTCCCACTTGGTAAAGCGTTGGCCACCGTAGGGTTTCTTCGGATCGAGCGGCTCACTCTCAGACACGTCAAAACCGACCGACACGCCCGATACGATTCCGTTTTTAACAAGGCCGCGTACTTCATCAGCCTTCGGCGAAATACCGGTTGGCGCAAAGGTAATGCGCGCGCGAATCCGGTCGCCCTCGATCACAAGGTCAGCAGCGCGACCCACCGGAACGTCCGGATTGTGCTGCCAGAGAACGATGGGGTTCGAACGGTAATTAGTCAGATCGCAGCCGGAGGGTTCAAGAATATGGCCATCGCGTGCTAGCGTTGAGGTTGAGATGATCACTTCAACCTCATTGTCGCCCAGCGCATGGATCTGGGCGGCAACCGCCGTGCGCATCATCGCCATGTCTGGTTCTCCGTGAAATAGGGTTTATGTTGACGAGACCGAGGGAAAGCGGTCATTTTTAAGCGTTTATATGGCTGGATATGGCTGGATTTACGGCTATTGCGCCAATTCTTGATTTATTAAGTATTTTCCGGTACTATTACTGGTGACACAAGAAAGTTCAGGGAGGTGTATGATGGCACAAACAAAACGCACAACATCAGCTCGGCGCATGGCGCTGTATCGCCGCAAGTCCAAGCAAGCCGGTCGCCACAGGTTCGAGGTCAATTTACCTACTCAGGATGCTGAGCTTATTCGCCACGCCGTGGATCGTATCCGCGAAGGTGGTGAACAGGCCGAGAAGATGCGCACTTTGCTGGAGCACAGCAAACATCCCGAAGCAAAGATCGCGCGCACAGGAAAGGAACTATACGAGATTTTGCGTAGCGGGCCATTGTTTGGTTCTGAGATTACCTTTGAACGCGATAAATCTCTGCCGCGCGACGTTGACTTGTTTTGATCATTCCCATGACCGGCATCATCCTTGACACCAACGTGATCAGCGCTCTTGAGAATCCTGGCGTCAAAAGCTGGTTTCAGAAACAAGAACCCGAACAGCTTTATCTGACATCGATCACCCTTGCCGAAATTCTTTTCGGCATTCGCAAACTTGCCCAAGGCCGTCGCCGCGAAACGCTGGAGCAATGGGTGCAGGACGTCATTTATCCAAATTTCTCCCGACGCTTGCTGACTTTCGATCAGGCCGCTGCTGATATGTGGGCGCATATTCATGCGGCGGATTATGCTGTGGGTAAGCCAAGGCCTCTTGCCGATGGCTACATTGGGGCCATTGCTAAGGTGCATGGTTTTGCCATTGCCACGCGCAACGGGCGCGACTTTGAACGCCTCGACGTCAAACTTATCAATCCTTTCGATCATAAATAGCTACAACTCACCCTGCGGATCTAGCTGCGGATCGGGATCACCACTGGTCGCCACGCCGGGTTCGGGCAACGTGCCGCCTTTCGGGCGTCCGGCGCCGTCAGGCGATGTGCCGGTCATATCGGAGCCAAGGGCCGCCGTGTTTGCAGGCACCATGAGCTTGTCGCCACCGGGCATCGGTGGCAGCCCTTCGGAACGGCGGACTTCGTTTGGCGTCAGGATGCCAGTCAACACGCCGAGGCGTGCTGCGTTGTAGCGGGTCATGATGTCGGCGCGGAGCAATTGCCCTTCGTCGAAATCAACCTCGATGCCTTCCTTGTCGAGGCCAAACACCTGCATGAATTTTTGTTCGGCGACGACCAGATCGGGCATCACCGTGTGATTGACGTAAGCCTGTTCTTCTTCGGCCGGCGTGATCTTGGATGAGCCGCCACCAACCACACTGAGGCGGCTTAACGGGACGTCGTAAAAGCGTGCGATATCGGCGATTTGCAGATTGCGCTGCTGGATAAATTCAAGATCGACGGATGTCAGCTGTACCTGTTGCCATTCGACGCCTTCTTCCAGCACCGCCGTCTGGCCGACATTTTGAAGACCGCCCGTAAAGGATTGCCATTGCTGCTTAAGGCGCATGGCTGCCGGTTCCGAAAGCCGCGTCTTGGATTTTAACACACCTGACGGACGGGCGCCGTTACCAACCCACCGCGAGGCCTGCTGTTCCAGCCCCATCGCAAGACCGATAGCGTCACGCGCAAGGCCAATCGTCGATACGCCAACCAGCGAATTAAAACTGATGCCCCGCAGATGGAACATATCTTCTTCAGGCACCGCCACCGGCAAATTGCGCAGCATGGCGATTTGCCATAGCCCGATCCGATTGACGTTATAGAAGATCGAGCCGTCTGACGCTTCAAGAACCATGACGGCATCGGGATTGATCGGTATCAGCTCGACAGGGTTGCCACGTTTATCACGCAAGATCGCGGCATAGGCGTTGCCGCGCAGCAGATAGCCGATCATCATCTGTTGCCAGAATTCGAACCAGGTCTGCTGGCGGTTTGGCCGCATGAACAGTTTGGCAATAACGTGATCGGTGACGAGGTCGCGTCCACCTTCCTTGTTCCTGACGAACAGACGCGGCGCGCAACGCGCCACATCCTTTGCTCGAATGGCAACGCAGGCATAGACAGCCGACACGGCCATTGCCGTCGCCTGCGAAATCATCAAGCCTGATGCGCTCGGCACGGATCCAAGCGGCGGGATCATGCCATAGGACGGCACACCCGCAGAAGCGCGCGATTGCTTTGGGGTAAAAGCGCGACCGATAGCGGTGAAAATTGCTGGTAATTTCATTTAGATCATCAAAAGTCCGCGTTCCTCGTAGATCGAACGGCCCACGGCAGTCTGCAATCGTCCCACGGCCATGATGGCTGCCACCACGGCGTCAATGCGTTCGGTCGAGCGTTCCTTGTCAGGCTTTTCGTTGCCAGCCGGATCGCGGCGCACAGAGACATTCGAAGCGCACCATGTGGCGATGGGGTTGCCGCCATGTTTCAGTGTCCGGCCAATCAAAAGCCGCATGAATTCTGCCGCCGCTGGCCCCATGCTGATAAAGCCTTGGCCGAATTCAACCATCGTCACACCCTCATCCTGAAGGTTCCTTACCAACTCACCGGCGAAGGTGCGGTCATAGGCGATTTCCAGAATGTTGAAGCGCGTGGCCAGTTCCAAAATTTCAGACTGGATAAACTGGAAATCTGTCGTGTTGCCTTCGGTAGCAATCAGAAAACCATTGTCGCGCCAGACCGTATAAGGCGCACGGTCGCGGCGCGCGCGGCGCAAAATATCTTCAGACGGACACCAGTGCCGCCAGATTATCTTGACCTTTTCGTTTGGCTGTTCCGGAGGGAATACCAATGCCAGCGAAGATAAGTCATTGACCCGCGCCAGATCGAGACCGCCATAACAAGTGCGTCCAATCAAATCCTCTTCATCAAACTGTTCTGAGCCATCGGTCCACACGCCCATATCAATCCAGCGCGTGGCCTGTTCCGTCCACTCGTTCAGCCGCAATCGCCGAATAGCGTTTTGCTGCGCTGGCATTTCCCGCGCTTCGTCGACCTGACGTTTCAGATCCTCGACCTTGACGGTGACGCCAAGGCTGGGATTGGCCTTGATCCAGACGGCAGGGTTCATCCAATCATCGCCAGTATCAATGGTGGCAATGTAAGCGAACCAGCTGTCCGATGCCTCGGCAGGCACTGTGCTTTCCAAGACCTTGACCGAGAATTCATGATGCTGCCGACATACTGACTGGCGGTCATGGCCAGCGGTCGTGATCTCGAATATCAAAGGCTGGCGCCGTGCGCCGGTTGCCGTATTAAGTTTCTGAATAATCTCGGCATTCGGATGTTCATGCACCTCATCAACCGCCGCGAAATGCACGTTAAGACCGTCCATCTTCGAAGCATCAGCCGATAGTGGACGAAACCATGACGAGGTCGGCAACACCGCGAGATTGTTGACGGTGCGCGTAAGTCTCGCCCGAAGCGCGGGGCTGGCATCCACCATACGTTCGGCTTCGCCGAAGATGATTCGTGCCTGGTCGCGCGTCGTCGCGGCTGCATAGACATGACTACCTAACTCGCCGTCGGCCACAAGCGCATAGAGAGCGGTTCCAGCCAGCATAACCGATTTGCCGTTCTTACGAGCCACCTCGACATAGGCCGTGCGAAAGCGGCGCAGGCCGTCGACACGCTTCCAGCCATAGAGCGAACCGATGACGAAAGATTGCCACGGCTGTAGCTCAAACGGCTGGTTCGCCCACTCGCCCGTCGAATGGCGAAGGTGGCCGAAGAACGCGATGGCATGACGGGCTGCATCACAGTCCCATATCAATCCGCGCTCTTTACCGCTGACCAGATCGGAGAGGTGGCGCTGACAAGCCAGTTTGACCAGCTTGCCGGCGACAATCTTTCCATCAATCACCGCGCGGGCGTAAGCCTCGACGGCACAGACAATCTTCTTACGCGTCCGTGGGGGCTTAGTCTTTGCCACGGTTCAGAAACTCCTCGAAGGGATCAATAGTGTCGGATGGCGCCTCCATACGGATGCGGGAACGCGATGACGGCGTCAGACCGAATTCACCTTCGATCTGCGCCATCTGCAGCAGGCATTTGTTGGCCACCACCAGAAATGGATTCTGGATGATGTTGTCGCCAGTGGTCTTGACCACAGGGCCGCGTTTCTTGATCTCGGCTTCGGCATCGACCCACCGGCACCACACCACGGCGTAGCGGGCAAGCGCACCGGCATCCAGTTCGCTCATGACGCCGTAACGCGCCAACATCCGGGCCAACTCGCTAAATTTGACTTTTGCCCGATCATCAAGATGCGCCGGAGGCTCTGGCACGGCCACCGGTGGCTTCGGCTCTTTCTTGTTCAGCCGATGCGGCCGCGCCGTCCCCTTGACCAGTTTGAGATGCGTGGGTAGCGGCTTACCCGCCATGATTGATAACCGTATTTCATGATTGTTGTTCTATGGATCCGGCTTCGTTCCGCACAGCGGTTTTGCCCGTAAACGCTTCCCAACGTTTGACGATCACATCGCAATATTTGGGATCAAGCTCGATCAGCCGCGCTTGCCGCCCGATTTTTTCGCAGGCGATAAGCGTTGTACCGGAACCACCGAAACAATCGAGAACAATGTCGCGGTTTTTGCTGCTGTTCTGAACGGCGCGTTCCACTAGCTCCACCGGCTTCATAGTTGGATGCAGATCGTTTTTCATCGGCTTGTTGACAAACCACACATCACCCTGGTCGCGCGCACCGCACCAGAAATGATCAATGCCTTGCTTCCAGCCATAGAGGATCGGTTCGTATTGCCTCTGGTAATCGGCTCTGCCGAGCGTGAAGGTATTCTTCGCCCAGATGACAAAGGTCGACCATTTCCCGCCCGCTGCGACGAAGGCTTTTTGCAGCGTATGTAATTCGCTCGACGACATGCAAACATAGATCGCGCCCTTGCAGACAGTCAGCATATTGACGGAAGCGTCGTAGAGAAATTGTTCGAACCCGTCACCGAGATTATCATTCATGATGGTGCGATTGTTTTTACGCATGCGGTCTTTGGCGGCGTTACCATAATCGACGTTGTAGGGCGGGTCGGTGAACACCATGTCTGCTAGTGCGCCTTCGAGAACCTTTTCGACATTTTCGAGAACGGTGCTGTCGCCGCAGAGCAAACGATGATTACCGAGGACATAAATATCGCCCGGTTTTGTGACAGGATCGACGGGCGCTTCCGGCACAGCATCTCCATCGGTCAGACCGTCGGCATTGTCTCCCGTGTAGCTTTGCAACTCGTCGGTACTAAAGCCTGTGAGGCCGAGGTCAAACCCGGCTTCTTTGAGGTCTTTCAATTCGAGCGCCAGCAATTCAGCGTCCCAGCCCGCATTCATGGGAATTCGGTTGTCGGCCAAGGCCAGCGCGCGGCGCTGTATTTCGGACAGGCCGGTGAGCGTGATCGTCGGTATGTCGGTCATTCCTGCCTTGCGCGCGGCAAGAACACGGCCATGACCGGCAATCAGTGTGCCGTCCTCGGCCACCAGCACCGGATTGATGAAACCCCATTCATTGATGGAATTGGCGATCTCGGCGACCTGGGAGTCGGAATGGGTGCGGGCGTTCCGGGCATAAGCGACCAGGCTGTCGAGAGGCCGGTATTCGATCACCAACCCACGCGATTTGACATTTTTTCCCAAAGTACCCCCCCCCTCGTCATTCTGGCCACGGACACGCAAAACCCCCAATCGGTCGCACCATCGATTGAGGGCAAAAATCAAACCCCCCGCCGCCTGTGCAGGCGGTTGTGACACCCGCGGTGAATTGCACGGAGGTTGTCGGGGTGATCGGCACCGCCTTGGCGACGCTCGACCAAATGGTGCGCGGTGTCGGCGCCGGTCAGGCCGCAAACGTGGCAGACGCCGCCGTCACGGGCGACGACAGACGCCGCCAGCTTGCGCCAAGCCTGCGTGCCGTAAGACTTATCCAGTTGATCGGTGCGGACGCGCTTCGCCGGTCGCCAGCCGTGGGGCCGGTGCAGCGGAGGCTTCCAAGGCATTGGCGTTTAGGTGGCGCGGTGGATCAGTTTGGCACGGCCATTCATCATGCCCAGCAGCCGGTCGACGACATCAGCGCTGTGGCCGCCGACATGCCACTCCCGCAAATCCTTGATCTCAGGATTCTTATCGGCATAGGAGCGGCTGTTTTTGTAATTATAGATCGTAATGACGCTTTTGCCTCCAGGACGGATGACCCACTCGGCCTCTGTTTTGTAGCCGTCGCCTTTGGCCGGTTCGCCCCAGACCTCGACAAGGTCTTGGTAGCTGGCATCAATGGTGGCGCGGTAACTCGTATCTTTCTTGCCGGTCTCTATGACCTGTGGCTTGGCGCGCGCCGCCTTGCGTCCGGCCTCAAAGGCGCACAGCAAGGCCGTGCGCAAGCCCCAGACGCTGATGTCGTGGAAGTCAAGGCTGTCCGATTTGCGCGTTTCCAGTGTTTCGATCCGCAGCTGCTTGCGGGCGATGTCAGAAATGATTTTGTCGACGTCGGTCATTTTCGCCTCCTTAAATCGAATTGCGATGCATGAGGAGCGCCGTCTTGAACAAAGCCTCGATTTCCGGGATCAACCTTTCAAACTCAAGCACCGTGCCGATGGCAAAGTTTTGTTCACCTTGCTTCATGACGTGGCTGGCATCTTTTGCCAGTTGCGCCATTTCGGTGAGGCGCTCGGCCAAGCCTTCAAGGTTGGCGCTGATGACCGTCCTGGTAATCGTTTTATCGGTTTTTCTCATGGCGAAATCCTCTCTTGTTATGACACCATGAACACTCTTTCTGCGTTCATTATCAACAAGATAAGCGATTGCTTTCTTGCCAAGACGCGGCCGCGCCGATCATTTAATGATCGTCTTTGGCAGGGGCTTCCGCCTTGTAAACGCGCGCGCCGTCTTGCGATTTTTCGGATGTGATTTTGAAGCCGCGTTTCTTACCCAGCGCATGCGAGATGCAGGCGCGAGCCGTATGCTTTTGCCAGCCGGTGGCAGCGATAATATTGTCAATGGTCGCGCCATCGGGGCGGCTAAGTAACTCGATCACAAGGCCGAGCTTGGTTGCTTTCGGCGCTTTGTCTGCGGCTTTGGGCTTCTTCGCCTCCACCGGCGCCTTCGTTTTTTTAGGGCTGGTTTTGGCGGCAGCCGGGGCGGCGAACTTTTTCTTTTTGTTTTTTGACTTGCTCATGGCGCTTTCCTTTCGTTGATCCTCAGTGGCATTCGAACCAGCGCATGCATGTCGCCAGCAGATGGTCATAATCACCAGCGCTGGCTTCGGCCATGAATGCTTTGATCTGGTCGTCAGGAATTCCCGCCTTGCGCGCGGCGCCCTGGCAGCGACCGAGGATGAAGAAGGCGTTGCCGTCCTTTCCGGTCAATTGCACATGGATGTCGGGATATTTGACCGTATCCGATTGGGGCGCGTTTGGCATGGCTGGTTTCCTTTCTCCCGCCATGAACGCTTCATTCGCGGGGATTATCCACTTAATAAGCGAGCAATCTTGTGGCTTTGTGTGGCGGGAACCGATCATGTTCGGACATAAAGCGGCGGGTGCCGGTCGGTGATTGTTTTCATGGTCGGATCATGTCGAACATGATCACAGTATGACGGGAAATCCGACTTTCACGGTCGGTCATTGTCATATGATCCGACAATGGCCGACGGTGATTTTTCTGAAACGCTGCCTTTCGGCGCTTTACCGTTTTCATCGTCGAGCAAATCCTCCAGCTTCACGTTCAGCGCGCAGGCGATTTTGAGCATTTCGACAAAGGGTAACTCATTTCTGCCGAGTTCGTAATAATCGAGCAGAAACTCTGACACGCCGGTTAGCCTTGCCAGCTTCCACAACGGAAGCTTCTGCTTGCTGCGATAACGATGTATGTTTTTTCCGATAATCAAGCGCGTATGGCGCAACAGATGTGTGCTGTATTGCATATATCCTTCTCCGAATGCGAGAGCGGACGCCATACATGGATACAATTTCGGTCTTATCAACCGAAAAAGCTGTTTTTTCGATGCGCGCCGCTTGCCCATGCGTCATTGTTTTCATCATCGGATCATGTCGAACAGTATCACCCTATATCGGCAAATCTGGCCTTCATGATCGATCATGTTCACATGATCCGACCATGACCGACGGTGTTTCAACTCGGAAAATCGGCGAACAAATCAAGCTGGTCAGACGTCGATCCCTGCAGCAGCTGCGAGAGTTCGGAACGCATATGCCGCAGCCAGGGGGACAACCCCGTTACCGCAGAGACGCAATCTGTCCACCCGATAGGCCAATTCATAAGCCATTCGACAAACAGCGGGTTTAAGGTGAGGCTCGATCCCTTGCCATTCTTCATGCTGCGTGGGGCCTGGCGGCCAAGTAGACAATTGGTTTCCACCGCTGCCGTCACCGCTCCGTCCTTCCAGTCGCGCGCCGTTGGCGTTCCCCATGCCACACCTTCATCCGTTAAATTGCGGCCACCAGCCTTCGTTCCGAAGCGTCGGACTCTTTGCGGGTTGCCTTGCGCCACATCGTGCGCCTGCGGTGTTGCCCATGAATTGACCAATTCGGTTCGGTTGCTTCCGCTCGATCTTTTTCCTGAGCAAGTGCGCGGCGTTGGCCACGACGATTGCACCGCGACCATCGCCAGGTTGAGGCCATGCTCGCCTTTGATCTGCGACGGAGTCGGTTTCGTCTGGCGGTTTGTATTGGGATTGGCCATCGGCGTCGGCCATACCATCTTGACTTGATTTTCAAGACCGATTTGACGTTTTCTGCCATCGGGCATGACTCCGGTCGCTGACATTTCGACAGGGTTCACCCGCCCGCCGTTTGGTACGTTCGGCGTGTACCATTGCGTCTGAACCGCAGCGGCTGGAAGATGAAGGCTGCCGGAGCCGTGTCTGCTGTTGGGGCCACCTTTTTCACCATCGGTTGCGGTGGCGGTCGGCCACATCGCCGCTTGTCCCGTCAAAGAATTGAAACAGCGATCAGTACGGTCATCGTTGCGCGCCAGAAAAGTTTCCTGGCTCTCATTGCTTTCCTGCGCTCTCGGCGTAAGCCAGTGCGCCTTTGCCTTTGTGAAAGGCAGATTGTTTTCCCGCAATTCCAAATCCTGCTTCGTGTACGGAAAATCCGGCGGCTGCATGACCGTTTCCGCCAGCGACGGTGTGCGCAGAACATTGCGCCCATCTTTGCGAATCATCTTATGCAGCGGCCTCGCGCTATTGATCGTCGAGTCTGTCGCCGTCGCGGTGGGCCAGGATGAACAGCCGTTCGCGTCGATGTGGTGCGCCGACTTCCTCCGCTGAGAACAGCCCAGCCGCAACGCGATAACCCATTTGTCGAAGGTCATCGTGGACTTGTTCGAAGCCCAATCGTAGATGCCCGCCGACATTTTCGAAGAAGCAAAGCGGCGGTTCGATCTCGCGGACAATACGGGCAATGTGTGGCCAGAGATGTCGCGGGTCTTTGTCGCCGAGTTTTTTTCCGGCAACGCTGAAGGGTTGGCAGGGATAGCCGCCATGAATGATATCCACCGCGCCGCGCCACGGCTTGCCGTCGAAGGTGCTAACGTCGTCCCAGACAGGCGCTTGATCCAGGGCTTCATTTTCCATCCGCGCCACGAGAGTGGCCGCGGCGTATGCTTCCCGTTCGACATAACAAACAGTTCGATATCCGGGGACAGCGATGTGGAGGCCGAGGTCGAGACCACCGGCTCCGGCGCAGAGGGAGATTCCGCGCAGGCTTCGCCCGCCACCGTCTGCGTCAACGCAACAGGCGGAAGGTAGAGCCATGTCATTCAATCAAAATCTCTTGAGATTATTATTCAGGAGAATGGTTTGGACTGCGATCACACAGCCCAAACCATCTTCGCAGGCAGCGAATCTTAGGTCGTAGGCAGATAGGGTTTGACCGCGTCAAACTTGGCATCTTCCGCCTGACCCAGCGTATCGAGTTGCTGTTTGAAGCCGGAAACTGTCTGTGCCGATGCGGTCAGGTCGGATTGCGCCGACTGGAAAGTAGCCAGTTTTGTGGCGAAATCGGCCAGCGCGCTTTCGTAGCTTTCGACCACCTGTTCGAGCGTGGGGGTCGTGCCGGTGCCTGCGGTACCGGTGCCTGCGGCGTTGGGATCGGTCGTATTGGTCTGGGGATCGGTCATCGTAGTCTCCTTGAGGTTGCGTCCGGACATGCGCATGCACAACCGACGACTCAGCACGCGGCAGAACATCACGAATATCCTGGACTATGGGTGGGGAAAAGGCTGCCACGACGCATCGGAATGCAAATCGTGCAGCATGAAGGCAACTATGGCGAAAAATGTTTCACTTGTCTCACACAAAAATGTTTCATTTTCACTTTTGAGGGATTTAGTTGGCCACCGCTGCCGCTTCTGTCACATTTTCTAGGATTTCTTCCTCTGCGGTCGTTGAAGAAATTCTTCTTGTCTCGACATGAGGATTTTGGACAAATTCTGTCGCACCTAAAGGCTGTATGCCGTGATCGTTCAGGCATTGTAGGAGATCATCGATGATGGTCTGCCGGTTCATCACGAAAGTCGACGCAAAACAGCGCCAGAAGCGCCAGCCAGCCCGTTCAAGGATGCGTTGGCGGCGCATATCGTTTTCCCATTGATCAAGGCCATGATAGCGGTCACCGTCACACTCAATCGCCAGCCGCGCGTCATTCTGGCCTTCGACAACCATATCAAGCCGGAATTCGCCAACCGGCACTTGCGGCGTTATGCGGTAACCGCGTTCCGTGAGGATATCGTAAACCTCACGTTCGAACGGGGATTCGCAAAGCTGGCGTAAATCTTTGACGCGATCTGCGTCTTGCGCAAAGGGTGTGCTGAAATGACCAATTAGGCCGCGCCTCAAATAATCGGCCTCGCTTAAATCTTCGACTGTGACGCTGCGCACAAGATACATTTTGTCGCGGGCGCGCGATGCTGCGACGTTAAATCGCTGGGCAAATGCTTCGCGCCCAATGGCCGTTGCATTCCCGCGCGAAACAATCATCGTCAGGAACATGATGTCGCGTTCTTTGCCTTGAAACGTCTTGGCATCACCGCATGCAATTTGGTGACGGGTTATCAGTTCATGGCCGAGTTCGGGTTCAAGCATTTCCCAAATCTTCAAGGCCTGTTTGTCACCAAGCAACGACACAACGCCGATAGAGCGCGTGGCGTATTTGGGGTCACTGGCGATAGCCTTGATTTCATTCACGATAAAACGGGCTTCGGCCATATTGATATCGCCTTTGCGATAACCGTCTTCGATCAAAACGTCGACAAGCGGCGGATCCATTCTTTCCGATGCTTTGGGTAGGCGAAGGGCTTTGAGTTCATGATTGTAAAACTCGCGTTTCGAATATTCGATGATCGGCGCAACGCAGCGGAAATGCTCACGCAACATGACGCCGGATGCGGCAAACACGACTTTGAATAGATCATAGATCGAGCGGTCGGGTGACATTTGCGCGCGGTAAAGTTCAACCTGACTGGACAAGAAGCGCGACATAAGGTGACGGATTTTTTCTTCTTCCAGACCGACACCTTCCGGCGAAACCTGTTTGTCATCCCCGACAACAAGGATTTTCTTGGCGCGCAGAATGGCGGGAAGTGCCGTTAAATCGGATTGCGAGGCTTCGTCGATAACGACAAGATCAAAACAGCCAAATTGCGGCGGCAACGTTTCGGAAATGCGGTCATGGCGCATGATCCAGCACGGTATGGCGGGGTTAGCCATAAGTGCTGCTTTGCGGGCGTCTTGGCGATAGCGCACGGCTCTCTTGCCGGTGCCTTTGCCGATTTTTGCCATTGCCGCCATGTAAGCTTTCAGCGCCGCACGGACGCCCGGATTGGCATTTTCAGAAAGCTTTAGCCATGTGCGCTTGCTGACGATTTCCTGATAGGCCTTGGCAAGATCGGATTCCGTTTCATGGCGCAATACGCCAAGCTTTTTAAGTTCAGACCGTCCGTCAATGGCATTCAAATAAGTCGTCAAACGCTTTAACCGCCAGCATTGCCGCCAGTTCGAAGGCAACAAGTGATCGACAGTTTCGGAAAACTCTGTACGCAAACGCTCGGCCCATAGTGGCGCACCGGATTCTTCGATACGATGCGTAACGGTTTCGACAATTTGTAAATGTGATTTAAGGCCATGAACACGCCGCAATTCTTCCATGAGCTGGCTCCATTGAGCCTGCACTACGGACACTTCAAAGGCGGGATTGCCAAGGGCGTGATCAAGAAAATCACGAATGTCTTTGACGACGCGGCCATCGCAGCCCGCCAAGATTTGCTGAAAGCGTTCTTTAAGAGCCCATGTTTCGGCCAAGCTGTTTTGCGTCAAGTGATGGACAAAATAGCGTTCGGCATCGTCAGCTAGTTTCATTTCATCACAAAAAGCGTCGATCTTGTCCCAGCTTGGCAAAAGCGAACGGCAGCCGGTCACAACATTTTTTTCAAGCGCAATGGCTTCTTTAAGTTTTTTGTACAGGTCAAAGTTTTCCACGATATGGGGGAATTCCGTGGGCGTTACCGTAAAGGTGGGAAGCCTCAATTCACCGGCAAGAGAGTTCCAGCGCGTCAAAAGCGCACGCTGCTTTTTAAGGTAATTGAGATAATCAAAGACGTGCTGCCAATCGGACAAAGCGGCGGGCGCAGAATTGACGACGCGGATAGCATCAAGGATTTTCTTTTCCGGGCCTTTGCCGACAATCCCTGCAATGCCAAAAGGCCGTTTGCCATGAGCAAGGTTTTGCACGGCCAAAATAATTATATCGTTTTGATCGATATCGTCAGGAACGGCTACGGGCTTGGATAGGAATTGTTTGCGTTCATCCGAAGCCGTTTCAATCTCGCTACCTAAAACTTCAAAAAGCGCCTGCACTTCTTCTTTCGAATTGCTGCGCAGCCAAAGCTGCATTTTATCAGTCCAGGCTGCATTCGCATTGATTATCGTCTGCCGCAGCAGTTTCAGATTTGAAAGCTTTGCGCATAAGGCTTGGGCGTTTTCGAACGTCGCTTTCGATGAGTTGACCAAGGGCGGAACAAGGCCGCTATCGACTTCGGTTTTAAGCTGTGCTGAACGCACCATGTCCTGATGTACACGCAAAACTTCATGCGAGTCAGGAAACGAAGCTATGGCTGGCAATGCCGCATTCAAATAATCAAGGTCTTTGCCAAGAACGCGCCGGGTTTCACGCAATTGATTAATGTCACCATCCGAAAACTGCACTTTATGATTGGGCGCAATCGTAATGGCATCGGCAAGCCAATCCAGATTATGCTGGCTGGCAACAATTTCCTCTGCCGCTTCGCGCGGCTCAATGGTGTCGTCATCGATAGTGATGGGTTTCAAATTCTTGACAGCCCAATCCCCGATTTGAGCGTCGACCTTCGCAAGCTTTGCATGATAGCTGTCGATACGACTTTCGATTTGCGCAATTTCTTGTGACATCGCCCCGCGATTTATGCGCTGAACTTCGGACGCGATTTTTGAAATGGCATGCTCGAACTGTTTCATGCCTTCCTGTTCGCTGGTCAAAACGCTTATTGCCAATGGTCTAATTTCTTCCGGTAGTTTTTCTTTTAGAACCGTCAGCGCCGGGTCTTTCATCGAAGTGACAAGTACCTTTTTGCCAGAAGCAAGGTAATGGCAGATGACGTTGGCGATGGTGTGGGTTTTGCCGGTTCCGGGCGGCCCTTGAACGACGACACCGTCGAAGCGTTCCAGTAATTGGACGATCTGCACTTGCTCGTCGTTAAAAGGCATGGGGAAAAACAGGTCTTCCAGCTTGCCGCCGGATTCACCGGTATAATCGCCGCCCACAATCGAAAGGCCACGAAAACCCGGTAATTTTATCTCGTCATTAGTCATTAAGGGGTCGGTGACAAGGGCCAGAACCGTATTGGTTAAGTCGCTTGGTTCACCGTTGTCATCGCCCAGCTGTTTTTTGAATTGTTCAAGGTCTTGAATAAAGACGCTGGCACTTTTCGGGCGGGCAAAAAGCACCCATGTATCGGTAACTTTGAGGTCTTCCGTAGCTTTAGGCAAAGTCCGATCATCAGCTGCGACTTGCGTAGGCCAGTAAACGCCTTTGGGATCAAGATTTGTGACTGCCGAACGCAAAAGCGGCTCATAGGTGCTGTGATCAAAGGGCGAGATTGTCGTCGTTGCCTTGGCAAAGAATTCTTTCCCAATCGCTTCAAGGCTGGGAACACTTGGATTATCGACAACAGAATAGATGCCCAACTCCAAACGCGGATCGAGTTCACGGGGACGCACTTCAATCGCCATCGTTGTCTGATTAAGCGAAATTTCGACAAGCTTTGAGATAACCGGATATGAAACTTGCGTACCTTGCATGTTCCATACGGCCATACCGATGCCCCAAACGAGTTCAAGCTGTGCATCGACAATGCCGCCCTCAAGCTGCTGTTTCAGGGTAAAAAGCTTGGCGTACAGGGAGATCGTGCGGCGGCGGCGTTTTTCCTCTGCCGCCCAAGGCTTCCAAACATTCGCTAGATAGGCTTTGAATTGCCCTTCGACGGAATCTTTTTGGGCAAAACTGGCGAACGCAGTCAATTGCTTTGGATCGAAGGCGACGGTGCCGCTTGGAACAGCCAGCGCACCGATAGCGATAAGTTTTTCGGCTTCAATGTGCGAAACTAAGTCCGGCTCTTTTGTTGGATTATTGGTTACGTCCAGCCAGACTTTAAGCAACGCACTTTCGGGTTGGGGTGCGGGCGATTCCGTCAAACGATCAACGGTCAGCCAAATTTCATCTTCGGATTCTTCCGAATTATCGTCGAAATGAACACCCGGCAGGCCGCTAATGCTATGTTCAAATTCTGTGAATTGACCGTGGCGGCTGACATCGGTCTGCGGGCTTAATCGAAGCAATGCCGATTGTTGGGCATATTCGATAAGCGATTGAAGGCGGGTTAGCGCAAGACTCATGATTGTGACCCCACTTAAATTGATCTTTTAACAGGATGCTGCGAAATCCGTAAAAGGTGATCATATCGTAACTATTCAGCGCGCTATTCCAACTTATAGAAAAAATCGGGAATATTTCCGGTAAAAAGTATGCGGAGCGCTTCAGAAGGCAGGATACCGTGCTTCTGGCAGGTGAGGAGATAACTGCGCA